GGTTGCGGAAATGTAGCCGAAGGGAAGAGGCGCGGAAGCTGCCGCCTCGGACAGCTCCCTTACCTCGCCCTTGTACATACTTACCTTGCCTGCGAATGACACGTTTGCTGTGTACATCATCAGCCGCCTACCTTAGGGCAGGAAGCGACGACATATGCGTCCTCGTTCACAGGCTGACCGTCAAGCCACATAATGGTCAGGATACCCTTCATGCCGTACTCAGCATACTTTTCATTGAGTATCTGCATAGACATATCGGGGTTGAGATTTACCTTGTATGCCCTTGCAAAATCGCCGAAAAGGATAGGGTGCGCCTCGCTGCCCATATTGTCCATAGCTTCGGAAACCAGCACAGGCTTGCCGAGAATGGTGCCGACATAGCCGCTTGTAAGGTCGTTCTGGTGGAAGATATAATGACCGTCGCCGTCTTTCAGCAGTCTTACAGCGCAGAGGGTGTCGTTGCTCATTATCCATGCTGCGTCCTGCTGATAGAAGCTTTTGAGGGAGTGGAATATCTTCACGATCTCGTCAGCGGTGATGGCAGCGGCAGACGCAAGTGTGAACGCTGTACCTGACTTTACAAGTCCCTTGGGCTGGTCTATGCCTGTGCCCTTGATGATAGCGGTCTCAGCCTTTACAGCCATGTCACGCAGGGTCTGGTTCTCGACCTCTGTTGCGATGTCAAAGGCGTTCTGGTTGATGACTTCAAGGGAGAGCTTTGCCAGAGCAGTAAGCTTGTGGTGCTTTATCTCGATGGTCTTGAACTTTGCGGCGGAAGAGGTGATCTCCTCAATTTCGCCTGTCCAGCCTGCGGATATCTTGTTGTCGTTGTCCGCTACGATCTGCTTGTAGGTGCCTGCGCTGTTTACCACAGATACACGGTTAACGATGCCCGAAAGCTCGGTGAACTTGTGAATAATGTCCTGCGAGAACTCTGAGGGGATAATGCTGCCTGTTGTGGAAGTGGTCATCTCTCCCGCTCTCAGCTCATTGCCTCTGATAAAATCGGATACGATATCCTTTGCGGCTCTCTTTTCCTCGCCGTCATCGGCGATGAGATCTGAACCGCCGTCAAGGTCACAGCCTGTGTCATTGACCTTCTGGGCACGCTTTTCAAGCTCAATGGAACGGTCAGTGTCTGCGATCTCCTTGTCAAGGGCTTCAAACTGTGCCGCCTCTTCATCGGAGACCGCACGGTTCTCCTCCTTTGCCTTGCCGAGAATAGCGTTCATCTGTGCGGTGAGCTGTCCTCTCTTTTCGATAAGTGACTTTAAATTCATGCTTTTTTCCTCCTTGTTTTGGTCGTTTGGGTATAAAAAAGCCGCCTTGCAGTGCTGCTGTGCAGCCGACTGCAAAACGGTGTTTTTTGATTTGATTTTCAGGACATAAAAATACCGCCCCGAATGCGGCGGTGACTTAGGAAAACATTGAAGCAAGGAACGGTATAGCTTAACGGCTATGCCGTTCTTTGCTCTTTTTTACTTGTGTTACGGGCATTTTCGATTGCCCGTGTGAAGTCAAACGCACCGATGAAGTTATAGACGATGGTAATTTCCCGCGTTCTGGATTTCTTGTCAACATGGGAAACTTCGATCCTGTCAATGAAAGCACGGAGAACAGCCGCGTCAAGCTCCTGCAAATCCGTGTACTTCTTCACGGCAGCGATAAACGCCTTGACATTGGTTTTCTGCTGCTCCTGCTGCTTTAGGTCTTTGCGCAAGACATCTGCCATTGATTTCAGGTTGCTTTGTTCCAGCTCGTAGTCATGGGACATTTTGATAAACCGTTCGTCTGACAGCTTGCCAATCACATTGTCCTCATACAGTCGGGAGATAATGCGGTCAAGCTCGGCAATCCGCGTGTCTGCCTTTGCCAGCGTTTCACGCTTCCGAACAAACTCTGCATCCCTGTCCCGCATATCGCTCTCGGCGGCGTCCTGAATGAACTCCGCTTCATGCTCTGAAACATAGGAGATTGCTTCCCGCAGATTTCGCAGAACAATTTCATGCAGCACGACATTCTTGATAGAATGGGTCGTGCAGAGATCCTTGCCCTTGCGGTAGGTGGAGCAAATGAAGTATTTTTGGTTCTCTGCAAAGTTGGTAGCGCGGCATTGATACATTTTACCGCCGCACTCTGCGCAATACAGAAGCCCGGAGAACATACCCATTTCACCCATCTTGGTAGGACGGCGACGCGCCTTGCGAATGTTCTGAACAATCAGAAACACGCTTTCCTCAATGATCGGCGGCTGTGTGTTCTCGAAGATCACCCAATTCTCAGGGTCATTCCAGATTTTTTTCTTGCTCTTGTAGGACTGTTTTGTAGTCTTGAAGTTTACGGTATGCCCCAGATAGTCTACGCGCTCCAAAATGCGGGAAACCGTTTCATTTGTCCATTTGTACGGGTCTGCTGTTGGCTTGTTGCTGGTCGGCAGACCTTTCGCATGGCAATAGGCGGTTGGGTTCAAGATTTGCTGCTGTTTGAGCCATTTAGCAATCTGCGTGGGTCCTTTGCCGGATGCGCACAGGGAGAATATCTTCTGTACGACGGCTGCGGCTTCTTCATCGACGATCCATTTCTTTTTGTCCTCTGGGCTTTTCATATAGCCATAGGGCGGAATGGTCGTCAAATGCTCGCCGGACTTGCCTTTGCTCTGCCATGTAGCGCGAATCTTCTTAGAGGTATCGCGGGCATACATTTCGTTGAACACATTGCGGATCGCGGTAAACTCACTTTCGCCGCGTGTGCTGTCCACGCCGTCATTGACGGCAATGAAATGAACGCCAAACTCCGGGAAAACAACATCGGTATACATTCCCACTTGGAGATAATCGCGCCCGAAGCGGCTCATGTCCTTTACGATGACGCGCTTGATCCGCCCTGCCTTGATGTCGGCAAGCATACGCTGGAAGCCCGGACGGTTGAAGTTTGTGCCGGAATAACCGTCGTCCTCGTCATAATGTCGGTAAGCGGTAATCCCATGATCCTTGCAGTAGCGTTCCAGAATCTTCTTCTGGTTCGCTATGGAGTTGCTTTCACCATCCAGCTTATCTTCCTGCGAAAGACGCTCATACAGAGCGGTCAGGCCTTCTTCTTCTTCTGCTTCCGTAGATAGCCCCTTGGCGTAGAACTGCAAAACATTATCGCGGATCACGCTGCGAAGCTCATTGCTTAAACTGTCCTGCGGCTTCAAGCTCTGAAAGGTAAATCCCGTCATCTGAACTCACCGCCTTTCTCGGAAGAACTGCGGTAGGCGTTGACAATGCCGCGATACAGTTCTCGGCAAAGGGGCAGATCGCCGTCTGTAATGGAGCAAATCGAAATACCTCTCTGCTCCATATCATCAAGGAACTGCACCGCTGCAAGACGGCTGCGGTAAAGTCGATCAAGCGATACGACAACGATTTTCTGCACGCGGTTCTCATGGATTGCTGCAAGCAGATTTTGAAACGCCGGACGCTCTGCGGTCAGGCCGCTGTATCCATTGTCCACGAAGAACATATAGGTGTCCGTTCCGTTTTCCTGCGCATGGCTCAAAAGTCGGTGCATTTGATTGTCAAGGTTCAGGTCTGTTTGTTCGTTCGCCGCACGGTAGTAATATGCGGTGATTTTGTCGGGCTGCTTTTTCATGTTGCCTCCTATTCCGGCAGCCGGACAAACAGGTTATTTATATTATACCAGGGATCTCGCTCGCCGTCATTAGGCGGGTTCAAAATTATTTGTAACTTTTTTACCCCGCAAGTCATTCTGAATCAGGCGGCGCACCTTTGTCACGGCGTCCTCTTTCGCGCCGTCTTTGACGACGGCCTTGACGATATACGTTATATCCCCGATCTTGTACTCGCGTACAATCAGGGACGTTGTTTTCTTCATGGTTGTTTCCATAGAAACAAATCCCCCTTTCATGGGAAACGAAATAACTACAAAGGGAAATGACAAAACGGACGGCTGCTGGCGCAGCTCCAAGGGAGTTTCACCCCCGCACGGTTCTCGTGCAGCCCTACCCATTGCCTGCGACGCTTTGAACGCTCGGACTGTGGCTGTAAGGTCGTATCATTATGTGTTTTGCGCGTCATCGCCTGCAAGTTGCCACACTTGCGTTACGGCTCGGTATTTGTCGCTCGGCATATCCTCTCGGATATACGTCATGGCGTACCAGCCGCCCAGCTCGGCGCAAAAGGAACGTACCCGTTTTGCCTATGATGCACCGCCGTTCTCTTGCGGGCATATTTTTCAAGGAGCATAGGACAG